AAAAAAAAAATAAAGGTGAGGAATTAACCCCACCAATATTTTTAATTCATTTTCTTTTGAGGTATTCTCACATAAGGATAAAATCCTTTATGTTTGAAAATATTTTTCTTTACGACAGAACCATCTGGTTGAGGTTCTTCGATTGAAACTCTTTCTGAGTAAGCGTAGAACACAGGAACTGTAGGTTTTAAATCTATACATAATGCTGTAACAGCTGCTGGAAAACCAGCGATATGGAACCCTTCTATTCCGTTTTCTTCTGCCCAATTAACTATTTCATTACAAGTAGATAAATAATTATCTGGAGTCAATTGACCCCAAGTTGATTTTAGATTGTCTGGTAATTCAACAACCACAAAACCTTTTTCTTGTAGTTCTTCCAATTGGTTTAACCCTAATACATGATTTGATACGTTTAGCAATTTTTTCATAAAACATCGACCTCCCAGTCATATAAAATTAAATTAAGACATTGGAACTCTCAACCTATTATCCCAATCTTCATCAGGGTCAAACCTATTTTCTTTCTCCCATCTAACCTGTGCTTCTCTAGCATTACGAACAGCGTCGTTTCCTTTATTTCTTGTAATAGAAGCTCCTTCAGTTACAAAGAAGAAACTCATATCGTATTTCTTACATAATTCTTCAACTTCTTTACATAGTTGTCTAGCTTTAGCCAGTTTCTTTTCATTAATACTTTCCTTTTGTGATTCTGCTATAAGTCTTAATATATTTGTATTCATATTATAAAATATCCTCCTCTTTTTTATTATAAAATACATACAGTTCATTACGTTTATATTCCGTATAGCCTAGAGACATATATAATTTTTGAGCTTTATAGTTATTAATACCTGTGACAATTTGAATACCTTTATCTTTAGACTTATGTCTCTCATTCCATAATATTTTTTCCAATCTACGAATTACTTTAGCACCGTAACCTTTATTTCTAAATTTCTTATCTATGAATAAAGCTATTATTTCCAAATTTGGGGAATATCGTATTGATGTAAAACCTATGTCTTTACCGTTAAGTAATATAAGGAAGTAAGCCATATCTTTATTATTCATTTCTATAGATATACCTTCATCTAATTCTTTTTCAGTAAATTCCTTCTTTTTCCTTTTATCTATAGATATCTCGTAATCTTCTAATTCATCAAAATAATGACGTATTTTAACAAAATCTTTTAAAGTATCTTTGTCGTCATAACCTTTAGAAAATGTAACATGTTTCAATTCTAAATTTTTAAAATCTGGTATTCGCATATTTTTAAACCTCCTAAATGTATTATCTAAAATACAGTTCATAAATACCCCACAAACACCCAAATATAATAATTTTAAATAAAGGGGGATACCAAATGTATATTAAAAAAGGAGTACCTTATAATATAGTAAGTGATGATAACTATACAGGAAATAGCTTTATTACTATGGCAGATGTAATAGTTTCCGATATAATACTTGAAGCAATATTCTCAAAAGAGACTAGAGTGAATATTAAAGGATTAGAAACTATGCCTGAATCAAGAAAGTTATGTGAAGATGTACTTGATAACTTAAGAGAAGATACAATCTTATACGATACTGATAAGATTATTGAAATAGATAGCATATACTCATCAGCTTTGCAATCTTTAGAAAGAGAGTATTCAGTTTATGAAGTATCAATGCTTGGAGTATCTTATATTCCTGAAGATTATGGTTCATCTTTTACAGTGATTAAAATGGTAACTTATGAGAATATAGATGGAAATGAACTTCACCAACTTCATTACATACTTCCTATATTTTCAAATGATGTAGTTCTTGCAAAGAATATTAACTTTGCTCTTCATATATCAGGAGATGGACAAGCTGAGTTTATAGAACTTCCAATGATAGAATCAGGAGACACGTATGTACTTGATTCAAGAAGACTTGTAGATATCTGTATAGCTTCTAAAGCTTATTCATTATACTTTACAAACTTAATACAACATAATAAATTATTTGTATTACCAGTAGAAGAATTTGCAACTCAACTTGCAAGACTTGGAATTGTAAACTTTATACCAGCTCAAGGGCTGGGAATATACTTCGATGAGCAAAATAGAACGCTTCTTGGAAATCTTACAAGTAATAAGATAATACTTGATAAGTTTGACCCTGAAATGATAAATGCTTCATCTGAAAAGATTGTAATGTATGACAATAGATTATATGCACCTAAGTTTGAAGACCAAACCCTACCTATAACTCTTGAGATATTTGACGCTGGACAAGTTACTTACGCTGGACATTATATGGACGATAACTTTATAGAAGTTATTGATGAAAGAGCAAGACAAAGAGAATATGCTGAAGCTGATACTTCTGAAAAAGTCGGAAGAGCTGTTGAGAAAGCAAAAAGAATACCAAGACAAATAATTGAAAAAGGTAAGAAGATTATGTCATCTTTAAGAAGAGCTATAGTTGAATATAGAAAGGCTAAAGATGATGATTTAAGAGAGAAGCTTATAAATGATGAGTTTATACCAGTTATAGATAATGGTATGCAATGGCTTATAGGTGGAGCTACAACTTTTGGTATATACTTCTTAGTAGTTGCAAATCCAGTTATAGCACTTCTTGGTGGTGGAGTTGCAAGAGAGCTTAAAAAGATACATGATGCTAAGGTAAGAACTCGTGTTATGAGAATGATTAAAGATGAGCTTGAAATAATTGATGAGAAAATAAATGATGCTAAATCATCTGATGATAGAAAGCAAAAGTATGCTCTTATGAGAATTAAGCAATCTCTTGAAGCAAAACTTACTTATGTAACTAGAAAGAGAAAATTAGCTTAAGGAGGAATATATGAATTTCTTAGGTAAATTAGAAAATAGTTTAAAACCAAAAGAAGAAAAGAAAAAGAAACTTTATGGAGAAGCGGATATAGATAGCTTTGATGCTTCTATATTTAATCTTCCTGAGGATATGCAAACTGATGTAGCTGAAGTTCAAGCTGAAACTGCTACTAATAACTTAGATGATATTCCTGAAGAACCAACTGAGGATGAACTTCCAGAACCTGATTACGAAGAACCAGATTACGAAACGGCTGATAATGAATTTACTATGGATGAAGAAACTGATGCTGATGCTGGATACTCAGAAGAAGGGACTGAAGATGAAAATATGTTTGCTGAAGGGGAAGATGAGGATACACCAGAGTTTAGAAGAAAGGCTAGAAAGCTTAATAAGTCATTTGCACTTTTATATGACCAATATAAAGATTTAATACAAAAGTTAAAAGATATAGACGCTACGGGAGATAAGGCTACAGTTCTTAATATTATTATAGATGAGTACGAAACACAGCTCCAAGCACTTGTAGACTATGTTGATGATAATGACGACACTTGGGTTATAAGATTTCAAACTTTCGTTGAGTTTAGACTTGCATTTGTGACTCTAAATAAAAAGCTATCTCATATCCAAGAAGATGTCAATATACTTCAATAAAAGGGCGTTTAAAAGCCAAAAATAACATAGTGGTAGTTAAAAATTATTAAATTTAAAATAAATTAGGAGGTAAATAAATATGAATACTACACAAATAAGAACTAGCTTAAAAGCTTCAAATGTTACTGCGAAGACTAAAAAAGCTATTGAAGGTGTAGGAGCAGTGTTAAAGGGATTTAAAACTTATGCTGAGAATCAATCAGTAAACTTAAGTTCACCTTCAGCACCTGCATCTATGAAAGCGAACATAAAAGGTTTCCAAGATGCTTTAACTTCAAAAATAACTCAAGATGTTGCGGTATCAAAATTTGGAAATGACACAAATGGTAAAGTATTGTACGCAGAAATGCAAAGAATAGCAGCTGCAGATATTAATACAATTAATACTAGATTTGCTAATGAAATAAATCTATATTCAGAAAGTATGATGGCTGGGGAATATCACCCATTCCAACTTGCTATATTACCACACGTGTATTTAGAAACTTTATCACAAAACTCAAGATTCTTAATGCCTACAAAGGAATATGTATCTGAACAATTACCACCAAGAAAAATGCTTACAAGACAAGTAGTAATTGATGGTAAAAAATATGATTTCCCTCATTGCTTAAAGAATCCTGAAGTTATGAGAAAATTAAGAAGTGCTGGTTCAGAAGCTTTTGAATATAAATTAACTGACATGACTAAAAAATCATTTAATATATTTACAGAAGCTAACAAAGGTACAAAAGGAGAATCTTCTTTAGTTCCTCAACTTGACATCATTAAAGTTAAATATGCTGACGCTGGAACTGGAACTGATGAAGAAGTAGAAATGAAAGTGTCTTCTGTATTACCAGATGCTAATAACTACACAATGGGAAAATTATATAAAGAAGTTAAATCTACAACTACTGGAGCTAACACAACTGCAATAGTTGCTGCTGAAGTAAACTTTGCAACTGGAGATATCAAAATAGTTCACTCAACTGAAGTTAAAGAAGTAACTTTCAAAGTATATATGTCAGGAGCTTATAATAGACAATCAGCTTCAATAGATATTGAAACTAAACCTATTATACAAGTAATCAAAAACAGAATCAACATGATATTCGATTATGACCCGGGTTCTATGCAAAACTTCTTATCTTTAGAAAATATTGATGGAGTTTTAGAAGGACAATCAATCATATTCGACGTTGTTGTATCTGCAAAAGACCAATATGCCTTTGATACTTTAAATGGAGTATTAACTGACCTTAAAGCAATGAAAGCTGCTAACTTCGACTTTGAAAACTCAGACTCTGGATACTGGTCATCTACTCACTATACTAAACCGGGTGTAGCAAATGGATTTAGACCAACATCTACAGAACAATGGGAAATAGATGAACTTGGTAGAAGAATTAAAGAAATGCACTCTGTAATGGCTACTAAATTCAAGTCAGTATCAGGAATGCAATTCAACTGGTGGGCTTCTCCTATAAATGTACAAAGATTTATAAGAAGCACTCCTATCATCACTAAGAATGAAAGCTATGGAGGACTTACAAATGAATATGCTGTATATGGACTTCAAGTAGCTGGACAAACTTGTAAAATGGTAGAAACTGAAAGAGCTGAAGATGCTGACGGAATCAAATGTGTTCCATACTCAAATATGGAATCTCAACCAACATTTGAATTCCAACAAGGACCTCATGCTTTATATACAGATGGAACATTCAGAAATCCTTCAAGACCACATATGCCTGCAATCGCATATTATGATTACTATGATTGTAACTATGTATTTGCAATTCTTGGAGAAATCTCTATTTCTGATACAGTTGCACCTTAATAAAAAATTAAGATACTGTCCTTCGGGACAGTATTTTTTTTTCTTTATAAAAAAAAATAAACTATTATATAATGAGAAGAACGGGAGTCTTAACGGCATTTTAAAAAACAAATAACATTGTTGAGATAATTTAATCTGACGCAGACGTGATGAAATTAACCGTTACTCCCGTTCTTCTCTACTTATATAATATATAAACAAAAATATGAAAGAAGAACGGGAACCTATATGTGATGTCACAATATTAATTAGACGATGTAAATGGTTTGGGTATAACAAATGTGAAAGCTGGGGTAATCCCCAGCGATTTACTAACACTTCCGTAGAATAACTTAAGGGGGAATAAATATGGATTTACATAGTGATAAGATAGAAGTATGTGCACCTTACTTAAATAAAGATATGAAGTATATAGACGCTTTATTAAAGGCTAAGAGTGATACTGTTAGTAAGGTTATAGTTATGGAAGAGTGTAGTGAACTTATAAAAGAAGTATCTAAATCAGTTCGTGATGTAGATAATAAGAAAGAGCTAACTGAAGAGATGGTAGATGTTATAATATCTATACAAATGCTTATGAGAATGTGCATGGTATCACAAGATGAACTAGATAGAGAATACAATAGAAAGATGAAGAGAAACCTACTTAGAATAGAGGATAAACAAAGGATAGAGAGTGCTATCGAAAACTCTTCGTTATACATCAAGTAGGCTTATTTTAACCAATATATAGGTAGTAAAAGGAGTGTGAGTTTATGGACACATTACTAGAATACTTTAACATAACTCACATATATTCATATACTCTAGGGAGTATGTGCTACATATTTATTTTGGGGATATTGGATTTATGTGATGACTTGAGGTAATACGGGTGTTAATTGGGGGCGTAATGCCCCCAATAAATGCCGTTTACGAACAATTTTTTAGATATTTTAAATAAAAAATAATTAGGAGGTAATATAAATGACAGGAAAGTTGATTACTTTATATGGAGAGTCTTCTATTGAAACTGCTCCAAGAAGTAGAGTTGTTGAAAGAAAGTTTGTCGGAAATCAAATCAAATGGACGCAAGAGTGTATTACATTTGGAAGACAAACAAGAAACGGTTTTACATTTAATAAAGATGAGTTTATGGAAGCTGTAGCTGACCCATTTGTAGATGATAGAATAAGAGGTAAAAGATTCTATAATGAAATGGACCACCCTTCTAAATCTGATTATGAAAGATTTATAACTGTTAATATGAAAGAGATATGCTATAGAACTAATGCTTTCTTCTTTGAAGGAGATAAGCTATATGCTGAGTGTGAAACTATAGATGTTGGTAATGGAAAGCTTTTACGTGCTATGATAGAGCAAGATGCTGAAATAGCTGTATCATTTAGAGGATTTGGTATTCCTAAACCTGAAGGTGGAGAAAAGATAAAGCTTGTTGCGTTTGACGCTGTATTTCAACCAAGTGATGCTACAGCTTTATCTAAAGAAGAAACTTTTAAAAATAAAATGTATTCTGAAGGATACTCTATGGAAGCTATTATAAATGAGATGAATAAAGCTGGAATGATATCTACAGTTAATGTACCTAAGACATCAGCATTATATGCTGAATCATCTCTTGAAGGTATAACTCCTATAAGAGCATTTAAAGCAGGTTCTGAAACTTTAGGTATAGAATATGCTACTAAAGAAGAAATAGAAAGAAATGCTAAAGCTCAAGGATTTAGAAACTTTATCATTAATTTCTAAGGAGATGATGATATATGAATCCAAATAAACTTATAAAGGGTATAAAGCAAGAATTAGGTATAGGTACATTTATTGTAACTATGTTTTCTGATTATGATTTATACGAAAGAATACTAGCGTCAGCTCGTATGTGGTTTTCAAGAATATATGCTCATGAGATATATATTCCTCAAATAAAGTTCACAAAGGAAATGGCTTATAATGGTAGAGTTCTTACATTTAGAATACCTGAATATATAACTAATGAACTTAAGTTTGAAGGTGTAGGCGTTGTAGATATAAGACATCTTCGTCCAGCTGTTACTAATGCTGAAGGCGATGCTAATATGATGTATATGCCTAATGGTTCTACTATGTATCCACCTGTATCTGATGGGGGAGGATATGGTTCAAGCTTTGGAATTGCAAGTGCTAGTACATCTTACTATATGCAAGGTATGTCAGCATTTTTAGGAGCTGCTCAAACTCAAGCTGCTATGGAGATGTACAGAAAGCCACTTAAAGCTAAGTTTCGTGCTCCTAATATGATTGAGTTTGATGTAAGAGGAGCATCTCCTTATGTTGATACTTATGAGCTTAGGATAAAAGTTGGACATCCTAAGAACTTATATTCTATAGATGAGCCTCACTATATTATGATGCACAAACTAGGTGTATATGATGTACAAGAGCTTCTATGGAATAGTGAGCTTAAAGGACTCGATGGTCTATCTAACGGATATGATAATATTGCTCTTAGAATAGATGATTGGCAAAATGCTTCTCAAAATAGAGCTGAGTATATAAAAGAACTTGAATCTGATATAGTTCTTATGGAAGGTATAAGTTCATATTAAAAATAAGACAACATATTTCTGGTACACATAATCTATATTGTAAAAAACGGCGGCTGGTATATTACTCGAGTTAAGTCCAGTGCGGGTAAGTTGTGTATTGCTTAGTAAACGATAGGCGGGCGAGGGTGCCAGTGCTGAGGCGTCGAAACTGCATACATCGTAAAAAGGGGATTCTTACCCAAGGGTTTTGAATAGTTAGCCTTCAATATAGTGGTGTACCCCGGATTAGTTCTTTTAACTTTTTTAATATAAATTGCTTGTATTCAGAACAAAAAAAAAAATAAGAAGTGGGCTATATGCCCACGACTTATTTTAATCCTTTTTATCTAATATAGCATAGGTCATATCGAGAGCTTCAGTATCTTCATAATAACTAGAATCATGAATTGTTGGTGGTCTTCTTACTATACGAGCTAAGTGTTCATGTATACATAATTTTCTGCCACTTCCATAATCCATGATAAAATATAGAGCATCTGAAGACGCATATGAACATGGAGTATTTTCAGGTATATTCACAAAATTCACATATATTACTTGTCTATGCAGATATCTAAAAAGCTTCTTATTATCTGGAAGTTTACTGAAATCTCTAGTCTCAGCTATCTCATAAGAGACACCGTTATAACCCATTTCTCTTATGTAGTCATCATCATAAGTATTAGGAGCTATAATGAAATGGTATTCCCAATTCGTAGCTCTATGCTTTTCGTATTGCTCTCTTATGAACTCTGGAACTGAGCTCTTTATCCATAACCAAGGTACATACTTGACTATAGTAGATACATTGTCTAAAGAGTAGTCAGATAAATCAAGATGTTTTAGAACTTCTCTTTCTCTACCCTTATTTACAGTAAAGTAAGTATCAATAATGTCTGTATGACTTGATAGTCTTTTATCTAAAACTATCATTTCACCATTCTTGATAGTTCTTAAAGTATCTTCTACGATATTTAAGCCTAAAGCGTATACTGTATCTCTACAGTGATACTTCTTCATTTTAAGTTTTGCAGCCTCTATTATATCTGTAAACTTACTATCTAATTCACTATCCCATTGCCCTTCAGAGAAATGGTTTAAGACTTCAAATTCTCCTATACCGCTTCCACTTACTTTCTCAAAGCTTAAATACTTAAGTATCACAAAAGTATAGTCAGAACGAGCTCTTGTTCCAACCACAATTATATCATCTTTATTCAAGATGAATAAAGCATGATTGTCGTTGCTAAGATGCCCACCAGTTCTTATAAAAACTGGCTTTTTCCTTTGAGCAAATTTATCTCCGACAATCACACAATCGGCGGAGTTAGTCATTGCTCCACCAGACTCCCACATCGCTGGCATTCCTGATTTTGTTAAACTTATATTTCTTTTCATTTACATCGACCTCCTCAAGTCTTCAAAGTATTAAATTAAGACATCTACACATTGTATTGTCTTTCTATGATAATAATATATAATTAAATATATAAATCGTTAGGAACGTAAAAAAAAAAAATAAAGGAGAGGAATAACCCCTCCAATATTTTATTCTTCGGTAGTTAGACTATTCGCTACCATGTATTTAGCGATTTTGTCTATTGTATCTTGGTCAATATTTGGGTCTATAAGACCTCTATTATTATAATCAACAATAGGTTTTTGACCTTTTTCAAATTTAACACTGATACCGTAATAAACTGGATTGTTATGAATATCAAGATAAAAGTCTATTTTCAAGTATGTTTTATCTGCAACATCTTTTCTTTCTTGAAACTCTTTATCAGCTTCAAGAAGTCTAGCATTAAACTCTTGATTGATTTGTTCTATAGATGGACTAATGTATAAACCATTAATCAAATCCCATCCGTCCCAGAACTCAAATCCGTACGCAGACGGTTTAACTTCTTCATATTCTTCTTTTACCAATTTACAACTAGCGAATATAACAGCTATAGCATTAACATTTTCCACATTTCCAAAATTTGATTTTCTCATAATCGTTCGACCTCCCAGTCTTAAATTTAGACATTGGAACTCTTACCCTTGTAAGTTTATTCCTGTCTTCTATGTTTATTATATATAATTGAAAAAAAAAAACGAGGTAGGGACAAGCTTCACCCCATTTTTATTACATAGAATATAGTCTAATACCTTCTAGGTATTTCAATGCTTCTGAAGCATTAGCTTTACATACTATAATTAAGTACACCAAAGCCTTAATATGGTCACCATCAGCTAGTGCTTGTCTTATGACATGCTCAATACCTAGTCCTGCTGTATTTTGAGATTGATAATATCTAAACAGTATTGCAGCTGCGTCATCAGCAGATATCACATTAGTATTTATAAATCCTGAGAATACATCTTTAGCTTGTTGATATACCCATAAAGCATAAGTTACAGTAACTTCATTGTAGTTTGATGTTAATGCACCGACAGTATTATCGTGCATTCTATATTGGTTATTTGCAACCAATACATCTGTATTTATTCTTTCATATAATGAAAGCAATACTCCCATATATTTAAGATAGAACTTATCATCTTGTGATACAGTTGCAGCATGTGCAAGTCCTACGATAAAATTCATATCGTATGGTTTTCCAACAGTAGCTTCATAAGCTAAAGCGTCCACGAAATCCCAAGCGATTTGTTCAGAACCACCACAAACATTTCTCACAAAATGTGATTCTAATTCTTGAAATGCTTCATTACAAGCATCACTTAAATCTTCATTATCTGAACCTCTACTAACAGCATTTAATACTTCCATTACATACTTTCCATCAACTATCTTTCTTTCTAACATTACTCATCAGCTCCTTTGTATTTATTAACTATTACTTCTTCCTTATTGAAGAATCTGTCTCTTGCAAATTTCTTCAATTCTTTTTCCGCTTCAATTTCCATTGCTTGTACTAATTTAGCCTTTATATTGTCTATATTGCAATCGAAATCAAATAACATAGTGGACGTTGTCTTATCCACTCTTCCCATAAGTTCTACCATTTCCTTTATGATGCGTTCAAATACTATTCTACCATTTAAAAATCTATAAAGATTTTGCTCAGCTTTATAGTATGGAACAATATCAATTCTGTAAGCTTTGTCACATAGCATATCATCTTCACTGAGGTTATACCTTTCAATGATGACCAGTCCTAAAGATTGGCTACTCTCTTCTTTATTTAAGCCAACGAATAACTCCTTGCTTTCGTCAAACTCTAAACGTCGTGAGATACTAGCTTCTATCTTTATAGAATCAAGCTTACCGTCTTCAAACTCTTTTGACTTCTTCATTTCTACATTGAATACTTCCTTCAATTTACATCATTCTCCTTTCTTTACGTTATTAAATATATTATTTACAAGATAGTATATGTCTGTGTGATAAATAACAGCTTTGCCACATAACAGACCATCACCATTACGAACTTCATCTATAGCGTCTACTACATATTTATTTTGCAGTAACATAGCAGCTAAGTTTTCATCGTAATCTTTACCAAACTTATAATCTATTTTATTATCTAATATATAGATAAGTAGTATCTCTTTATGATTCTTATAAAATGATATACCATCTTCAATATATCTTTCTCTTACAGATATGCGAATTTCTAGTTTATCACCTATATTCTTTCTTTCTACTAAAGCTTCCTTATCCATTACATTTCCCCCTTAGCTCTTTCCAGTGTATTTCTAAGTGCTCTTGTATAACTTGCTACAAGTATTCTAGGAACATAACAAGCTATCCAATCATCACATAAATCAATCATAGCTTGTATCTCTCTTGTAGAATGTGTAGAGTATTGTGTATCAAAATAAAATACATTCATAAGCTTTGCTACAAAATCTACATCAAAGCCATCTTTTGCTTTATCAGTAAATTCTGAAGTGAATCTAGTGATTGCATTTACTGACCTATCGTATGCTAAGTCTTTATTGTCTGCGAATACTTCAAGTAAATAATCCTTTTGATACTTAGACAGTAGTGGCATAGACGATTTACATATTGGCTTATTATCATCACAGACATAGTCTGCTATCATTGAAGCCACAGCATACAGCTCAAGCTTTGATTGTCCATAATTCTTATTTACTTTCTCATTATGAACTTCTAACTTACAGCATTCTTCAAGTTCATTCAGATGCTTATTATAAAGCTCTATGACGTCTTTTAACTGCTCCTTGCTAATTAGGTTAATGTAGTTAGACGATTGTGCTGCATAGCCTGTAGCATAGCCTACAACGGCTCTACGGGCTTCTCTTGCGAAGACATCGTTTTCAAAGTAATCATACCACAATTTCTTTAGAAGAATCATATCTTCATCAGTGGCTGAAATACTACCCCTTTTAAAAGGGTATAAACTAATAAGTCTTTCTTGTAATCTTTTAGTTATCATTACTATCATCTCCCATGTATACTTCTAAACAATTACCACAGATAGTCACAAGACCTGCAAGAAGATATGAATAATAAAGCATATAATCTTCTTCAGATTTATTGTGTGCATCTTTATAATCATTTACAAGTTCATCATATTCAGAAAGAGTTATAACTTCATCTTTCTTGAATCTTCCTTTTATTAGAGCTTCTGCAAATGACTGCCTTAGAGATGGCTTAACCATAATAGTTGTAAAAAGTATACTCCAATCAGTATACACTTCATCTACAAACTTTTCCCCATTTAATTCAAAGTACTCATCAGGTAATAACTCTGGGTTATTGTGATAGAAACTTAAAAACCTTCTTCCTTTAAGTATTACTTCTTCTCTTACTTGCACCATAATAGTACCTCCTTTGATATAAATTATGACATCGAAATATATCTTGTCATCTATGTTAATAATATATATTAGAAAAA